AAGACTAATGACAACACAACTTTTAAAGGAGGTTTATAAATGTCATACATAACTTTATTTTTTAACGACAAGAAAACAGAAGGTGATAACTTACCTTTGTATGCTAATGGTAAAATCAAATTTGATGAGCCAATAGATCCTAACTTAACATATGAGGTTGCTCTTTGGAAAAAGACACAAGACAAGAACGGCAACCCTATGAACGCTCTAACAATTAAGATTGCTCCTAGTGATTACTGGAATGATAAAGAGCAATCAGAAACACCACCACAAACACCAAAACTGGATGATCCGATCTCATTCTAAAAAGATCATCAAGGATAAAAAATACCTGATGTGGATATGCAGCTTACCCTGTTATTCATGTCAGGTACAAGGCATACACAAAGTTTGCGATACTATCCAAGCACATCATGTTCAGTTAAGAAGATATGGTGCTATGATTAGAGATGATAGTAGAGTAGTGCCGCTTTGTTTTTACCCCTGCCACCATTCTATTCACACTAAATTTGGTGAGAGAATATTTTGGGATAATTTAGGAGTAGATCCAATTAAGTACGCAGACAAACTATACAAACATTACAAGGAGAAACTAAATGAGAAAAATAAGAGAGTACCCAATTAAATCTCTATTCAAGGGATTTGCACCAGTAAGAGATAAGATCATTAATGATTGTGAGCGTAAGAACTGTGATATTAAAATTATAGTTTATGGTAAAGAGATGGTTTTACCGATAGAGGAGTTTAAGAACTTCTCATATTCTGTACCTGTCAAAGATAAATTTACTTCTGATGTTCATCAATTACTGTATTTTGAATTTAAAGAAGAAAATAAACAACAAACTAATTTATTCTAAGGAGGAACTATGAATAAAGAAAACTTTAGTAAGTTTGACTTACTGCCAATGAGTTATTCAAAATTAAACTCATTCCGATCATATCCAACACAATTTATTATTAATAAAATCTTTAAGATAAACACAGGCACAAATCCTGCTATGTTTACAGGGATCATTGTTGAGGAGTTATTAAAGGATCTATTAGAAGGTAATGATAGTGAACAAAACACGCAATACGCTCTTAAAGACTTTCAAAGAGAACTAGCGGATTATCACGATCAAGATCAAGTAGCTAAATACTTAAAACTAATTCCAAAGTATTATGAAAACTGTAGAGCCTTATTTAATAGATTTGGAAATCAACCCCTTCACTCTTATCAAGAAGAATTAACAGTAGAGATAGAGGGAATACCCTTTATTGGATATTCTGATTTTGTCTGGGATTTGGGAGAGGAAGGAATGTTTATTTTTGATCTCAAGACCAAAGGTAGAATGGCAATTAATCATAGTGATAAGTTGCAGCAGTTAATTTATAAAAAAGCCTTAGAGGAAAAATATCAAAAACCAGTTCACTGCAGTTTATTTGTAGTCACACCTACAAAGCATCACTTTGAGGAAATAGTCTTTACTGATGAGCATGAAATAGAAATTAGAAACATTCTCAAAGGTATGGATAAAGTGTTGCAATTATGCAACACCCCTAAAGACTTTGCATATATCTATCAACCTAATGTAGATGATTTTATCTGGAATAGCCCCAAGATGGTAGAAGCAAGGCGGCAAATATGGGGTATTTAATGGTTAGTAATAGAGGATTTATCCCTGCCAGAGAAAAAGTAATAGTCATTTGCACTAATTGCAAAAGACCATCTACCAGATTTATGTCAATTTGTTTGAATACTTACAAACAAATCTATAAATGTATAAGTTGCTATAATACAGGAGGTAGCACTAATGCCTAAAATGATATTTATAAACTACTGCCCAGATGATCAATTATCAGGGTGCATGATCCTAAGCTATAAAGCAGAATTAGCTTACAGAAGAATACAGGATCTAATTTATACCAATGACAATCTTTTATTTGATGATCCTATTAGTTGGGATTTAGCAACCAGAGGATTTAGTGAAGATCAAGATCAAGTCAAAGATGAACTAATTAAGAAAAGAAAGATCAGCATTGAGGATGGTCAAATCAAGAATAAAAGATGTTCTGAGGAGATCCAAGCAGCAAAAGATAGACATAGTAAATCAACAAAAGCTGCTAAAGCTAGGTGGGATAATGCTAACGCATCCTCCAAGCATACCCCTGAGCATATGCTTGAGGGATGCCAACCACTAACCACTAACTACAAACCACTAACTACTAATAATAAACCAAATATATACACGCAAGACTTTGATATTTTCTGGCGAAAATATGTTCTTGATGAGAATGATAGAAGGTCAACTAAGTATGATAGCTATCAGCAGTGGAAGAAGTTAAAAGCTGAGGATAGAGAATCTTTAGGGGATAAGTTCTTAACTTACAGAAATCAAAAAGGGGAATTTTATAAGGCATTAGAACGCTTTATATCAAAAAAAATCTTCTTAGAGATTAAACCTGAAAAGCAGCTATCAGATCAAGAGATGAAAGAATGGAAGTTTAAAAGTGATGTAGATATGCGTATCAAGGGAATGAAACCTATGTCTTGGTCAGTTGGTTATATTAGAGAACTAGATGAGTATATTGAGAATAACCCAAAACCCAATCCCTAGTAGGGGTGGGTTATGGGTTATTTATTCATAAAATGGATTTTAGCCCATTGACGATCTTGTTCTTTAAATTCTACTTCTAAAAATTGGTCAATGCCTTTAGGAGCATTATCAAACTTGAAAAGGTTAAGAAAAAAACGGATAGATTTATTAGTAATATGGTAAACATTCATGGTTGGAATATAAGAATAAATCGCTATCTTTGAATTGTTAAATGAGTAAATCAGCTATGCAAAATCCTCAGAATTATATTATAGTAGATAATAAAGATGGTACATTTTCAGCCTTTGTAAATTACGGAGTATTTGAAACTAAAGAAGATGCAGAACAAAGTTTACAATATGTAATGGATCTAATGGGTTTTAGATTGCAGCCTGAAGTCACTTATCACTAATGAACATTCTACTAAAATCAATTTCAGATATAAAACCCTATTCAAGAAACCCTAGAAAAAAACTTAATCTTGATAAGGTAGTTGAGAGCATCAGAAACTATGGATGGCAGCAACCTATCGTAGTAGATAGAGCAGGAGTAATTATTGCAGGTCATTCTAGATATGAAGCTGCAAAGATATTAGAGTGTAAAGAGATACCAGTGTTGATTGCTGATCTATCCCCAGAGAAAGCTAAAGCCTATAGAATAGCTGATAATAAAACTAATCAATATAGTGAATGGGATTATTCCTTACTCAATAAAGAATTTACGGACTTGCTAGATATCAATATGGACTTAGAGATGACAGGGTTTGATACTAAAGAACTTGAAGATTTCTTTACATTTGATAAAGAAGATGATGTAGCCAAGATTAAGACAGAGAAATCCTGTCCTAATTGCGGTGTAAAATTAAAATAGAGTACACTCTACTCATAAAGAGGTAAAAAATGGCAAGACCAAAACTAGACATCAAAGGGGAGGAAGTTCAAAAATTAGCATCCTATGGATGTACTAACACAGAAATTGCAGACTATTTTAATTGCAGTGAAGGCACTATTAGAAATAGTTTTTACGAATATCTCACAAAAGGTAGGAGTATTAAGAAATTGCGTTTAAGGCAGATCCAATGGAAGATAGCTGAGAATGGAAATGCAGCTATGGCTATCTGGTTAGGTAAGAATGAATTAGGTCAATCTGATGGTGGATTGATAGCAGAAGATAACGAGCCTTTAGCATGGTCTGTTGATTAGTGATTCCATTCCCAGAAAAGAAATACGATATAATTGTTTGTGATCCTGCATGGCAATTAAAAAAAATAAAAAGAAAGATTAGACCTAATCAGGATGAATTTGATTACCCCACAATGTCACTTGATGAAATTAGGGATCTACCAGTAAAAAATTTAGCAAAAGAAGAATCTTGGCTATTCTTATGGACTACACAAAAATATCTATTTGAGAGTAAGAATATTCTAGAGCATTGGGGTTTTAATTATCTTTGTATGGGAGTTTGGGAGAAAACTTATGGTATTTCAGCAGGTATGCCTTTATTTGGTTATTTATGGAACGCAGAATTTATCTGTATTGGATATAATAAAAAACCAGACCTTTATAGAAAAGGTAAAAAACTAATTCCATTAGTATTTCAAGCTGAAAACATCAAACATAGCAAAAAGCCTGATAAGTTTTATTCTATGATAGAAAATCTTGGTGATGATAGAATTGATTTGTTTGCAAGAAATCAAAGGCAAGGGTGGGATGTTTGGGGTAATGAGGTGTAATGCCTTTATCTAAACCTCAAAAACAAATCCTAGAATGTGACAAGAGATTTAGAGTATTAATTACTGGAAGAAGATTTGGTAAGACCTTTTTATGCGTTCAAGAAATAGCTAAGTTCGCAAGATATCCTAAAAAGAAAGTTTGGTATGTAGCACCTACTTATCGTATGGCTAAAGACATTGTTTGGAATGATCTAGTAGATAGAATGGTCAAACACAAATGGGTAAGCAAGATTAATCATAGTGATTTAAAAGTAATTCTAAGAAACGGCAGTGAGATATCCCTGAGAGGTGCAGATAACGAGAATAGTCTGAGAGGTGTTGGGTTAGACTTTCTTGTCATGGATGAATTTGCGGATATTAAAGAACACGCCTATACAGAAGTTTTAAGACCAACCTTATCTGATAAGGGAAGAATGGGTGCGGCTCTATTCTGTGGAACTCCTAGAGGTTATGGAAACTGGTCTTACAATTTATTTAGTAGAGAGAAAGATGACGACCAATGGGCATCATTTCAGTTTACAACACTGCAAGGTGGACAGGTATCTAAACAAGAAATAGAACAAGCTAAATCTGATCTAGATGAACGAACATTTAAACAAGAATATGAAGCATCATTTGTTAATTATGCAGGACAGATTTATTACAACTTTGATAGGAAAGAAAATGTCATGGATAAATACACTCCTCAAACGCCAGAAGTTCACATAGGTATGGACTTTAATATTGATCCTATGAGTGCAGTTATTTCAGAATTAAAAGGAAATGGTATATATATTTATGATGAAATTGTGATCTATTCCTCCAATACTGATGAGATGGTTGAGGAAATCAAGAATAGGTTTAAGGATAAACATATCTATATTTATCCTGATCCTGCGTCAAAGCAAAGAAAGACATCAGCAGGTGGTGTCACAGATTTAGCGATACTAAAAAATGCAGGATTTAATTTAAGAGTAAGAAATAATCACCCACTCATTAGAGATAGGATTAATTCAGTAAATACTAAATTGAAGAACGCTAATGGCACTAGAACTTTATTTATTGCAAATAAATGCAAAACTATGCTAAAAAGCATTGAAAGACAAATTTATAAGGAAGGCACAACTGTACCTGATAAGGACAATAATTACGATCACATGAATGATGCATTAGGATATTTAGTGGAATATTTATACCCAGTAAGACGAGATTTTACACCTAGTAAACCCAAGAGGTGGAGTTAATGGCAATATATAGTAGAGATTTTTTAACATTAAGACACAAACATTACGAAGAAAAATTCAAGGATTGGCATTTTCATTTAATGTCATATTTGGGCGGACAAGACTATCAAGATGGCTATCAGTTAAATAGATACATCCTAGAAACTGATGAGGAGTATATCAAAAGAGCAGAAAATACTCCGATTGATAATCACTGCAAGAATGTAGTACAGATTTATTCCTCATTTTTATTTAGAGTTGCACCTACAAGAGATTATGGATCATTAGCAGGTGATCCGCAGCTAGACAGTTTTATTAATGATGCAGATTTAGATGGTAGATCATTTGACAATGTAATCAGAGAGATGCAAGTAAACGCATCTATCTATGGTACTTGTTGGGGTATTATAGATAAACCTGCCGTACAAACTCAAACTAGAGCAGAGGAGATACAATTAGACAT